TTGAAACCTTTGAAAAACTTTACAGCGTTCTTGAAGACGACGAAGACGTACAAAAGATCTACACAAACGTAGATGGATTCTAATGACAAAAATATAATCCTTGGAAATACTGGATTTTCAAGGATTTTTGTTGTTTTGTGCGAATGAAAGGGGCAGGAAAGGGGCAAAATTAAAAAATACTATCTAACGTTTCTACGAGTTTACCCTCCATATCTTGCGTAGTATGGGAGTATATTTCTAAAGTCATTTTTGCGTTTGAGTGACCAACACGATCCATTATTGATTTGATAGGCAATCCAGACTCTGCCAAAAATGAAATGTGAGAATGTCTGAAAATATGACTAGATAAATTTTTTTCTATTCCAGCTTTAGCACCGTATTTTTTTATAATTTGAATAAAAGATGGTAATGTTATTGGGCTATTCCATACCTCTAAGCAAAAGATATAATCATCATCTTTTAGCGGCTGATAGCGTTCAGTGAGGCGGATCACTTGACGTTGTATGGCCTCTATAACCGCATCTGATACCAATATTGTTCTAATAGATTTTGCGGTTTTTGGCAATGTTTTTATTTTGTTTACTGAATCAAAATTACCTGTAATCTCAATTTTTTTATTTTGGAAGTCTATATTTTTGAGTTGTAATGCGGTCAACTCTCCATATCTCATACCAGTAAGAGCAAGAACTGTTACCATATCGGCATATTTTTGTTGATACGGTTGACTGTTTAGTGCGTCTATTAATGTTTTGATTTCTTGCATAGTCAAAAACTTGTTGCGCTTTTTTTCAATATCTTCTAAAGTTTCCGGCTTTTTTGGAATAACCGTGTAATTAACCTCGTTATTTTCGATATAGGAGTATTGAACTGCATAATCGAAGATGCTTTTGAGCCTGCTGCGGACTCTATAAGCTGTATGATAGCCATTGCTATCAATAATATTTTCAATCTTGCTCTGGATATATCGTCTATCGATATTAGCTAGTAAAGTTTCAGATGGTATTTCTTTTTTCATAGTTGCATCAACAAAAGTATAATTGTGTTTTGTAGATGCTTTGACTGTTTTAGACCAAGAATTGTAAAAAAGGTTGTAGATTTCTTCAAATGTAATGCTTTCTACTTGTTTTGTGCTGAGTTTTTTATTTATCTTCTCTTGCAACAAGATAGCAGCTTGATTTCTTGCTTGTGGAGTTTTCTTCTCCATGGTTACTGAAACTTTTTTTAATTTCTCAGTATATGGATCTTTATATCGCTCAAAATATTTAAACTTGCCATTTGGCAATTCTTCCATCCACATTGTTTTTACCTCACTTTTTTGATAAAATGGGTATAGTAAAGAGGGCTTTTTAATGCCTTTTACTATCCAGAATATCCTCACACTCAAGATTGCCGTCGGAGAGTGTGGGGATTTTTTGAGTTGTTTCCAAAATGGAAACAGTTGCTAGATAAAAAGAAAAGTAGCCGTATCAAATACGGCTACCATCACGTTATGGATCTAAAATCCAAATGTAAAATTTATGGAGCTAAACTCCTGATAGCTGTATTGTAATATAATTATTAAGAAATGTCAAGAGATTAGAAATGGTTGTTTCCTATACATAGTTTCCTCATGCTCTCCTCGGCCAAAATTTGAGCGTGGGGATTTTTTAATTGAACTATTTCCATTTGTGAAATAGTTGGCTTTACTCTTTCGGTAAGTGTTGTTGAAGAATTAAGGCCACGTTGGCTTTCTCTTCCTCTGTCATAGGAGGTTCGTTTGGGTCATCCACTGAAAACTCGATGACATGCCACTTATCATTGACTCTAATCCATTCTCTCCGTCTGTGGCATTTGCAATCTAGGTTGTGTTTAATCACTTCCATTGGTCTGCTTTCGCTACTCATGTTATCCCTCCTGATATATATCCACAACTTCGCCGATAATTCGGAAGTCGGTGTCTGGTGTGATTGGCATATCTTTGTACGCTGGGTTCAAACTATGTAGGTAAGCTTGGTCTTTATCAATAACAAGTTGCTTGATATACGCTTCTCCATTGTAGTTAAACACACCGATAACACCGTCATTTAGCTCTACGCTTGTCTGGATAAATACTAGGTCGCCATCGTGATAGTCTGGCTCCATGGAATCCCCTTTGATTGGGATGACAAAATCGGCATCAATATCTACTGGCAACTCAATCCGCTCCACTCGTACATCGTTCAAATACTGACCAGTACCTGCAGAAGCGGCGTGGTCGTAGTAGTCGTAGCTATATAACTGAATGACTTCCGATACTTCGTTTTTCTTCGTTTCTTCTTCATTTTGCTCTGTGTACATCTCGCCGTTTGCTTTTTGTCTCTCCAGAAGCTCCTCAGACGTCCGTAGCACGATTTTTTTATTATCTGGGGTTAATTGTACCACCTTGTCTATTATCTGCTGTGTGAGCAAATCTGAAGCATCTGGGAGCGTTTCGGTGATGGCTATGGATTTTAGGTGAGGAGGAGTAGAATTGATTTGAATTTCTTGATCATCATCAAGCATATCAATTAATGATTCTACAGAAATTTGCATGCCTTTTGCAATTTTTTCTATGGTTTCATATGACGGAACAATGGGTTTTTTGGATTTTGGATGCTCATTCTTCTCAAGCATAGAAATATATCCTTTTGTCAAATCAGATAATTCGCAAAAAGCATCCATAGACAATTTATGCTCTGTTCTGTACGATTTTAGTAATTCTCCTAATTTCATAAGAAGCTCCTTTCTATATATTGTTTAATCTATTATACATCTTAAAATAAAAAAAGTAAACATTTTTGTTTAATACGCTTGACAAATGTTGTTTAACGCGTTAAACTATAACCAAGCTTAGAGATAAGCAAATAAAACGAAAGGAGGTAAGAATGTGCAAGGAGAACGTTTAAAAAAATGGCGTGAGACAGAGAAAATGTCTCAAGAGGAACTTGCAGATAAGTCAAATGTTTCTCGAACAACAATACATCTGATTGAATCAGGTCAGTCGTCAACAGTAAAGATTAGAACTCTTCAAAAGTTAGCAGGGGTTTTTAATAAGCAAGTGAAAGATTTTTTTTAAAGCAAATGTTTAACTTGTTAAACAAAAATGAATAAAGGAGAAACATGGAGGAAAAACTGAACTTTTTGAACAAAAAAAGAGCTTTCATTGTTTCTCAAATAGGCGAGGAGCGCTTATCTGAAACAATGAAAGCCTTAGATGAGATTGTAGATACTCAGAAATTGTTACCTAGTTTACTAGTGAGTATTACAGAGTATCACAGTGCCGTAAGGCTACTTCCTGAGTTGTAAGGTGTAGCTGAAACAAATCTTCATTTCTTTCATCATGATATTTGATGAAATGAGAGTTTAAGTCAGCTACCGTTAAAGCAGCATTATAGATTTTGTTAATCATATCATCTTCAACTTTAGCGAGACAGAAGATGCAACTAATGCTCTTTGGTTTGTCGTACATACTGATTGGGAAAGTATTCCCACAGTGAAGGCACTTCAACTCAGCGGTGGTCATTAAAGCCATACGCTTATCCTCCTTTCGTTGTGGATAAGTCAATTATAGCAAATTTAAAAGGAGGAGTTATGACAAACTTTAAAGATTTGGATTGCCAATTTATCTTTCAGGAATCCAACTAACGACTATACCGCTGTTAGTAATAGCTTTATCAACGATCCTGCGCTGGATTTTACAGCTGTTGGTATCATGATGGTTATTTTGGCCAATCACCCAAACTGGCAAGTCTACCCAGAAGAAGTAGCTAAACGAAAAGGTGTTAGTCGAGATATGGTAGATAGACATTTCAAGAAGATAGAGAAGGCTGGTTATCTCAGAACTTTTAAAAAAAGTCTCGGACGAGGAAAAGGAGTTCAGGTCTTTCGGTTCTTCTCAGATGTTAAAATTACCGATTTTCAATTTGAAATTATGCTACAGAGATTAGAGGAGGCTTTACAAAAGTTATCCACAGATTAGCAGTTACATTTCCTTATTTTACAAATCTGTATTTTACAAATCTGTATTTTACAAATCAGTAAAATAAGGCACTAATAAATATTAACTAACAACAAGTATTAAATAACAATAAATATTAACTAACAACAAGTCCTACTTCTCTTAATAAATAAAAGAGAGAAATTTCAAATTTAGGACTTTGCAAAAATAGGAAAGGAGTACTCATGAAGCAATTAAAACTAAGTATTAAACCAAAGCAAGAACCTATTGAGGGTCAATCTCTTAATTCTTCAGGTTATTCAGTAAAAATCAATGACTGGGAGCTTGGCAGAGGGGTAACTGATTTTAAGTTAGAAATGTCAGCAGACAAAAAACCAAAAGCCACCGTCACATTTACACCAGATGTTATTGAAACTAATGGCGTGGTTGTGGATCCTCAGGTTTTAGAAGCGTTTGACCGAGCCTACTCAGAATTTATTGTCAAAACTCAAAACGAGAAAGAACAATCTGAGCAGGAGCTGCAGGATGTGGCAAAAACACCGACTATTATCGAACTCTATATTGGCTTGAGACAGTCTTTTGCTCGAAAAAGATGGGAAGAGCTAAACAGCCTTTACGATCACCAACTGAACGAAAAAGAGCGTAATTTGTCAAAAGACATGACACTGGATGACAGTGAAACTAATGTCTTTCGCAAACACGCTCTGATGATGATGGGGATTATCTAATAATCCCATGCATTCTATCTGCCAGTCTATTCTGCTCATTGATAGACTTAGACAGATTGCTAGCTACATGGCTATCTCTTGAAAATTCATCTAGGACTTTGGCGAGTGCTTTAGACAAATTTTCAGAGTTATCAATGCCGTACTCATCAAGAATCATCTTGATAACTAGGTCATGCATAACATCACCTCCTTTCTAGCTTTATTATAGCAGAAAAGGGGGTTAGAAACAGAAAGGAGGAAAGAATGAACGAACTAGTATTATCAAATAATTCTAGTCAAATCGAACTGGAAATTAAACGATTTCTATCAGTTCCTTTAAAATTAAAAATTTTACGAGAATGTTTGTTGTATTTGTTCTTCAAAATGGCTAACGATACGACAGATATAACGGTAGAGAAGTCGACCGTACATTCTAGCGATGGAGCAAGAAAGACAGTCTATACAGTAACTGTATATGACTAAACAAAAACGCACCTAACAAAGTCAGGCGCTCACTAAAAACACTAAGTAAATTATACCACGAAAGGAGCAAATATGGAAGCAGTTCAAATCGTGAGAATTAAAGATGTGATCATCGAGAAGATTTCTGCAAACGATGAAGAACTAGAGCGCATCTTTGGATGTTCAAAACGGCAAGCGGGAGATATGAGGCGAGAAATGAAAAAATTGCCTAGTCAACAAAAGCACCTCAGAAATGATGGTCAGCTTGTCACAATCAAAGGTTTTGATGCTTATCTGCAATATCGAGGCAGTCAATCATGGAAGAAAGAAATGACTAAAACCGTTAAGATGACACGATAATAAATACTAACTATACAACAATTTTTTTATGTTAAAAATAATAGAGGAATCAAAAATGAGTAAAAAATATGAATTAGTAGTCGATGACACAATAACATTCTGGGGCTGGAAGTTATTTAGAATTAGAGCTTTAATCAGTTTTGGGAGTGTGGATGCTGGAGATCTTGGCGGATATATCTATACAGAAGATAATCTAAGTCAAAAAGGCGATGCATGGGTATCGGGCGATGCCAAAGTATGGGGCAATGCCAAAGTATCGGGCGATGCCAAAGTATCGGGCAATGCCGAAGTATCGGGCGATGCCAAAGTATGGGGCGATGCCGAAGTATGGGGCAATGCCAAAGTATGGGGCAATGCCAAAGTATGGGGCAATGCCGAAGTATCGGGCGATGCCGAAGTATTGGGCAATGCCGAAGTATCGGGCAATGCCAAAGTATCGGGCGATGCCGAAGTATGGGGCAATGCCGAAGTATGGGGCAATGCCAAAGTATCGGGCGATGCCGAAGTATGGGGCAATGCCAAAGTATGGGGCAATGCCGAAGTATCGGGCGATGCCGAAGTATGGGGCAATGCCGAAGTATCGGGCGATGCCAAAGTATCGGATTTTGAGGATGTTATCGTTTTTAAAAACCATTGGTCAAGCGGACGGCATTTTACTTACACGAAATCTAATAAAATGTGGAGAGTAGGCTGTTTCTACGGAACGGGTCAAGAACTGATTGATAAAGCTTATAGAGATAGCGAAAAATCTGGGAATTTCTATAAGGCTTATGTGGAATTTATAGCATCCTTAGAGGGGTTAGGAGAATGATATGGCAAATACCATTTACAAAAAACTACTCAATATCCAACGTGATCTAAAAGCACCAAAAGGTCAATACAATAACTTTGGTAAGTATAGCTACCGTAATGCAGAGGATATTATGGAGGCTTTAAAACCATTACTTGTTGAGAATAATGCAATTACCTATATTGAGGATGACACTATTGAATACATTGGGCAACGGTACTATCTTGTAGCAACAATATCATTTGTTGATGTTGAGACTGGTGAGAAAATCACAGTAAAGGCAAGGGCAAGAGAGGAAGAGAACAAGAAAGGCATGGATGGTTCACAAATCACTGGTGCAGCATCAAGCTATGCTAGAAAATATGCTTTAAGCGGTCTTTTCTTGATTGATGATAATAAAGATGCTGATAGCAATGAGTATCATAAACAAAACGACCAGCAGAAACCCAAACAACAAGGTCAACAGCAACAACAAGGAAACCAGCAAGCCCAAGAACAACAGGTGAGGTACATTGATAACATTCAGTATCAAGAAATCATCAAGAACGTTGAAGAGATTGCGACGATTAAGGGAGCGCCATTTGATACAGTTGCAAATTTTGTATTGAGCAAGTATCAAATAGACGATTTCCACAAAGTACCAGTTGATGGCTATAACATAGTGATGGACTATCTCACTAAACAAATTCAAAAAGCATACGAAAAACAAGGAGTATAAGATATGACAGAAAATAAAATTTATTCACCATGGGCTTTCACAGAAAACGAAAGCCAAAAACAGAAATCTAATCTTTCAGCTTTAAAAGAGTTAAAAGAGAAATATATCATCAAGGACAAGTGGAATTATGACAAAATGAGTGAACAAGAACAAGAAACGGTTGATGTTGTATGTGGTCGAGTTGGTGGTGGTTACGGAAACTCACTTTATGAAATTTATAAGAATACCCCTAAATTATCAAAAACAGAGCTTGCCTTAATTTGTGATAATAGAAATTTGTGTTTTGGACATTCATCATCAGGTAGTAAAATCAAAATTTACACAGACTAGGAGAACAAAGACGTGATAAAAGATGTAACTAATAGTTTGACAGAAATTAAGGTAGATTTCCAACCTGCAGTAATCAATGTTGATTATGATAGCGTGGAGAAACAACTTGCAGCAATCGTTGCACAGTACACAGATTATGAGGTGACAGCATCCACTTATAAGATTGATTATGATGAGCGTACACGCCTTAATAAATTAAAAGAGGCGTTGGAAACTCGGCGTAAGGAAATCAAAAATAACATCAATAATCCATACAAGGAATTTGAGAAGTGGTACAAGAAAACAGTTGAGCCATTGGATAATGTTATCTCAAACATCACAGCAGGACTTAATGCGATTGATGAACATGAACGATTAATGCGCGTGGATGTCGTGCGTGCCACATTTGAGGATAAGTGTATGGTCGCAGGGATTGAAAAATCCACATTTGCTGACAAATACGATGAGTACAGCCTTAAGAAACATTTTAAAACAGGCAAGTATGAGCTGAAAAAGACAACACTTGACGAAATGGATGCCTGGGTGCTTTCAGAATTTGATGCCCTGGAAGAATATAAGGCCAACAAGCAAGCTATCCAAGAGCAAGCTAAAGAGTATAATTTGCCAGCTGACAGCTATATCAGACATCTTGAAGATGGTAAGAGTCTTGTTGATATTCTCAAGATGATGAAATCAGATCGTGATGCTGAGATTGCACGCAAAGAGCAGAAAGAGGCTCAAGAAAAAGCAGAAGCTGAACGACTTGAAGAAATTGCTCAATTGGCCAAGGAAAATGCTAATGCGCATATCAAGGCTTACGATGCTGAAACAGGCGAGATTTTGGAGCAGGGTACAATTACAAACGTGCGAGAGGTGGCAAAATTTGAGCCTAGCGAGCCTTTAACAATTAATTTGCGTTTGACATTGCATGGTGGAAAATCTCAGCTTAATCAGTTGCAAGAATGGCTTGAGGATAACTTTATCAGTTTTGAAACTTTGGAGGGTTAGGTGGAATTTAGAAAGTATCAACTTATTTTAGAATTTGAGGAGGCTAACAGGCCTCTCACACAAATTGAAAAGAAAAGCCTTGCTAGTTACTCTATCGAGTATTTAAAAGTGGGGCTAGATAGCTTAGAACGTGAATATTGCAGCAGGAGGTATGCACAATGAAATTTAATGAATTGATTGAAAATGTAAAAGGTTGGTCAACGGCTAAGGAGCTTGACAAAGCAAGCCCATTATCTCAAATGCTCAAACTCAATGAAGAGTGGGGGGAGCTTAATGGTGCGACAGTACGAAAGGATAAGGAAAAGATAGCTGATAGCGTTGGAGATATGATGGTTGTCTTGACTATCCTAGCTCAACAGATGAACTTTTCTAAAATCCATTTGTCTCTCAATCCAGATGAGAACGGACAGCATAATTTTCATTATGTAGATCAGTGGTCAGTAGAGTTACTGTACTTGCACATTGCTAATGAAATTGGGTTGCTTGCGCGTGGTTTGGTTGATGTTTCAACTAATACAAACCGCATTAACGCACGCACTCAAATTCAGTTAAGCAGTCGCAACATTGCAATTTATCTGGTGTCTGTTGCTAAGAAATTTGACTTGACTTTGACAGAGTGCCTTGAATTGGCATGGAATGAAATCAAAGACCGTCAAGGAAAGATGGTGGATGGTGTGTTTGTTAAGGAGTCAGACCTATGAAATATTTTTATGTCAGTGGTAAAATTGCAGATCTTGATTTGGGGTCAGAAATCAATGCAGAAAATTCATTTATGGCCGCTATTGAGTTTGTGAAACGATACACCGACTTATTAAAGTTTGGTTCAAATGAAATCAAGGTATTAGAAGTAGAGGAGGTGCACAATGATAAATAACGTTGTTTTAGTAGGGCGACTTACAAGAGATGCCGAACTAAGATACACGCAATCTAATATTGCGGTTGCTACGTTTACTCTTGCTGTAAATCGTCCGTTTAAGAACGAGGCTGGAGAGCGTGAGACTGATTTTATCAATTGCGTTATCTGGAGACAGTCAGCTGAAAATCTTGCTAATTGGGCTAAAAAAGGCTCTCTTATCGGAGTTACAGGAGTAATTCAAACACGTAGTTATGATAATCAACAAGGCCAACGTGTTTATGTCACAGAGGTTGTTGCTAGTAATTTCCAATTGCTAGAAAGTCGTAACAGTCAGCAAAATAATCAAGGTCATCAAGATCATCATGGCGGTTATCAGCAACAGGGTTACAGCAACCAGGGCAGTTCTTTCCAAAACGGAAATAACACAGGGAACAATTTCCAAAATGGAAATAGTTACGGACAACAAGGTAGTTTCTTTGAGGGGAACACAACAAATCCAGTTCCTGATTTCACCCGTGATAACAATCCATTTGGCAGACCGACAAACCCATTGGATATCAGTGATGATGATTTACCGTTTTAAACGCCTATGATCATGCTAGAAAAGGAGTACGCCCTCTACAAAGGCGATGAACTGTTGGGCATGGGTACTGTAAAGGAATTAGCCAGACAGTTTAATGTAAAAATAGAAACAATACACTATTACAACACGCCAACGTACAAGAGGCGAACGAACCCAAACAGAGCAAGGCGACTTGTACCGTTGGATTGGGATGGGGAGGATAATTAGATGGAGAAAATCAGAATACTAGATGCGTGTTGTGGTTCTCGAATGTTTTGGTTTGATAAAAATGAGAGTCATACAACTTTCATGGACATCAGACAAGAAAAATTTGAAATTCATAAGAAAAGAGTAAACGTAGACCCTGATGTTGTTGGTGATTTTCGTGATATGCCTTTTGAAGATAACACATTTAATCTAGTTGTGTTTGATCCACCACATCTAAAATGGGCTGGACCTAATTCGATAATGAAAGCTCAGTATGGACAGCTTGATAAAGTTACCTGGTCGGAAGATTTGGCAAAGGGTTTTGAAGAATGTATGAGAGTTCTAAAAGTTGGAGGCACACTAGTCTTTAAATGGTCTGATTCTCAGATAAATGTAAAGAAATTACTAGAGGTGATACCATTCAAGCCCTTATTTGGTCAGCAAAGAGGCATCACACACTGGCTAACGTTTGTAAAGTTTGAGGATGAATAAGATGAATAGAGTTAAAGCAGATTTACAATGCCCATTTTGTGGACATTGTAAAGTAGTCAAGATAGGAGCGCATCGCAAGGCTATCACTTGCCCATCGTGTAAACAAGCTGTTTTCTTATCGTGGGCAACTGGTGTTGAGGGTGAACTTGATAAGTATGGATATTATTTCCACGCTTACGAGCCTTTCAATATCCGCAAAATCAATCAAGAGTTTCAAGATATTTTTGAAGATGCACCACCTAAACACTCTTTCACCATCAGAAATAAGATGAGAGGGTGAAATTACTTTTACAATCAGTATTAAACCAATTTGAAAAGGAAACAGAAAAAAATGACAAAAATTGAAATCGTTATGGCACTTACAACTTTGATGTCTATCACATGGGCAGCGATTGTTACAATTCACACTATGCAAGCTATCAAAAAGCATAAAGCAAAAGTGGATTATTATCAGAAACCACAAGTGCAATGCGAGATTGCACGTCATGTACTTAAAAACAAATGGTACTCAGATGGAGGGGAGGTATTTAGATGAAAGTATTTGATGGCGCTAAAATGCGTGCTATCCGTAAAGAGGCAGATCTTACTCAGTATGATCTTGCTCCTATGGTTGGCATTAGTCAAAATCGAGTAAGTGACATTGAGAGAAATGTTACAACTCCAACAATTGAGGAAATCGAGGCATTTGCCGATGCCCTAAATACTCAAGTATCATCATTTTTAAGCAATGAGTCAGAGATTGAGGTTATTGCTAACACCTTTACCAAGAAGAAAAAGGACACTGATGCAGAGTCTCACTTTGACACCTCGACTGAGCAGATGGAGCTATTTGTTGATGATACTTTACTAGGTCATGACCTAGCAGGATATGTCTTGATCAGCCATAAAAGATATCTGGAGTTGTTAGATAGTCAAGATCGCTTAAATCAGTTACAAAAACTTTTGAAGTAAGGAGGTTGTGATGAAATTTGAACTTATCAATGACCACTTTGAAAATGCTAAGCGATATAACATACCGAGGGCGCAACTTATCATTGCTGATATTCCTTACAATTTAGGAAATAATGCATACGCCTCTGACCCTAGATGGTACAAAGATGGCGATAACAAAAACGGAGAGAGCAGATTAGCAGGAAAATCATTTTTTGATACAGATAATGATTTCAAAATCAATAATTTCTTTGACTTTTGCAGCCGTTTGCTTAAAAAAGAGCCAAAAGAAAAAGGGAAAGCGCCTGCTATGATTGTCTTTCATGCCTGGCAACAGCGAGACATGATTATAGAATGTGGTAAAAAGCATGGTTTTAATAATGCTTATCCGCTCTATTTCACAAAGAAATCAAGCCCTCAAGTGCTAAAGGCCAATATGAAAATTGTTGGTGCGGTTGAAGAGGCAACGGTATTATATCGTGATAAGCTCCCTAAATTTAACAATGGTGGGGCTATGATACTCAATCATGCCCCGTGGGAAAAAGATAGCTCTTACCCCGTTATCCACCCTACGCAAAAACCGATACCAGTTTTGAAACGATTGATTGAAATTTTTACAGATGAGGGCGATGTTGTCATTGATCCCGTAGCAGGTTCTGGTTCAACTTTAAGGGCTGCTATTGAGATGAATAGGTCAGCTTATGGATTTGAAATCAAGAAAGATTTTTATAAGGCTGCACAGGAGAAAATGCTATCGTCATTTCAAATTAGCTTAATTTAAAACAGGAGGACAATATGGATAAAAAACTTATTGGGTTAGACCTAACCCACATTGCCGATGGAGGATTGCAGGAAAAACTAGACAAAGAGCTTGAAAAAGTCTTTGATAACATCCTTGATCTTAACACAGATGCCAAAGCCAAACGCCAAGTGACTATCACACTTACAATGTCAGCAAATGAAGAGCGTACAGTGGTTGATACTATTTTGGGTGTAAAAACGAAACTTGCACCTCAAAACGCGGTAGCTACTACAATCCTTGTTGGTCGTGATTTTGATACAGGACAAGTACACGCTAACGAGCTGAAAAGTACAGTACCTGGTCAAATGTATTTTGACGAAAATGGGGAAATTCTTACTGATATTGGGCAACCAGTGGCAGAAATTGAACAACAGGCAGAAACAAAACCAGATATTATTGATTTCAACAAAAAGAAAGTAGGTAACTAATATGTCAACAGAAAATCTTAAAGCAGCATTGGAATACGCAGTAGAACTAAAAGGGCGTGGATTAGAAATTTTAACCGCTGAAGATGGCACAGAGTACTATGATGCCAACAAATTCAACCTCAAAGAACTTGACCCCAAACGCTATCCTAAAACTTTGGAGCTATCAACCTTGACAAGCCTTGTTGACTATCTCAAAACAGACCTCAACAATCTGAAAAACCAACGCTTGATTGTGGCTGTTGAGAAAAATGATGAGGTTTGTGTATGGTCTGAAAATGATGAGCTCGAACATCGCACATTGCTAGTTGATGTTAAGGCACGCATCCCAGAGTTATCTTTTGGCCGTTTCCTATCATCGGAACAGTTCAATATCATGTTGCAATCAAACTTTATTGACGATAACGATCGTGGTACATTGCTAGAATTTGCTAGCGCATTGAAAATTGAGAATGGGGCTGAAATTGAAGATACCGGAGTATATCAAGTAGCAACAGTTAAAACAGGAGTGGCAAGTCTTGCTAAAGGGAAAACACCTAACCCAGTCACATTGCGCCCATATCGCACTTTTGGAGAAGTTGAGCAACCTGCAAGCCTATTTGTCTTTAGGATTGATAAGCAAGCCAATATGGCTTTATTTGAGGCAGATGGTAAGCGTTGGGTAGCTGATGCAGTAGGAAACATTGCGGCCTATCTAAAAGAGCAACTAGCAGACCAAAAACATATCACAGTATTAGCATAAGAGAGGAAAAAAACAATGACTAAAGAAACTAAAAACACGGTATCAGCTGAAACTATCGTAGAGAACTTGAAAGAGTTTGTTGAGGCATTACATGATGCTAGTAAAAAGGCAATGTTATACTATCTTTTGACAGAAGATATTGATATGTTCAAGACAGCTAAAACAATGCACAGCGTTAGCCATGATTTGTTGGATATCCTAGATGGTAAGAGTGTTAAAGAAGTGCTTAGTGAATCTGATGAGGAAGATAGCTCTTTAGTTGGATCAATCGCTATCAATGTAGAAACTGGGAAAGTTGAGGGGATTGATGATATCAAGGACACCAAAACAAAAGAACAGATTTTAGCAGCTGTAAGTAAAGTGGTTGAAGAGTTAGGTGGTAATTAGATGATCTTGTTTCTGAAATTGATGGTTATCAGCGCTTGCTTACTCCTTGCTATTCTGATTTTCGTTGCTGGGCACAAAACCTACAAAAAAGGAAAAGCGGACAAGGTGGTTTGGTTTATCTTTGATGCTTATGCTATCGCTTTGATTTATACAGTAATAAAGATTTTGGAGACATGACATGAAAAATAAAAATCGAGTTGGACTGTTTTGCGCACTTGTTGCTTTGTCGCTATCAATGCTAAATCTAGGTTTGATAATCTCTAAAAATCGCTATAAACCGCAGGTGGTCAAGCTGGAGCAACAAGTGGATGAATTGAAAAAAGAAAACCAGTCATTATTTATCAAGTTGATAATGCTGGTGGTGAGCTTATCGGAACAGTCACAGAAAAAGCTATTGTTGATGGGCATTATACAGTCACAATTGGAGCTTATGGCAAGTTTCTTGTTACGAAAGAACAGTATGAGAGTATCAATGTGGGCGACGATGCCCCAGGCTATTTGAAGAAATGAGGAAATTAAGATGAGTGATTACAAACAACGGATGATCGATGAATACAAACAATTAAAAGAGCGCGCTAACAAGTTAAGTTTGATGATTAGTAACTATTACGTAGGAACGCTTGATTTTAAACTAAAATGTCCTATTGAGTTACTTGAAACACAACATTATACAATGTGTGCATATCTCAAAATCCTTGAACAGCGCGCAGAAATTGAAAATATTGAGCTTCAAGGTAATCAAAATGAAATTTGAATTTTCTTTACCTCGAAACACTAAGCTAAAATCTCTAAATATGGTTATCAATAGTAATGACAGGCAACATCAAACAGATAAAGCTAAAGTTACTAAGCGCATCAGAGCTTTTGCTTATTGGCATACATCGATGAACAAGGATAAAGGGAGGGCTGCTTTTAGCCCCTCTAACCCTTGTGAGGTTACAGTTACAATTTACAGCCCTACTAAGTCTAAATTAGATCCGCCTAACTTGTATCCGACAGTCAAGGCTATCATTGATGGCATGACTGATGCAGGTATTTGGACAGATGATAATCATAAGGTTATCAAAAAGTTATCTTTTGTTTATGGTGGCTTGAGTGAAGAGAAAGGGCATTATAGATTAGTGTTTGATATAGAGGAGGTCACAGAGTGAAACGACCAGAACAATACCCATCTGTATACTTCATTCCTGAACTTATTGAAGATGAAGATATTATCTTCAATAAAGACAGTGAATATCACAAGCAGAAGAAAAAAGAAAAGAAAAATCCCATTTTTAAAAGAAATAAGTCCAAAAATAGATGGGCGCTTTGAGGAGGTGGAATAGATGGCAAAAATTGTATTAAAAAATCCCTATTTTGAAGAAGAAATCAAGGTAAAAGAAAGTTGCAAGCGTATAGCTGACATGTTAAATTGGATGGAAACAGGTAATTTAAATTTTTTGACATTACAACAGATTGAACCTAGTGAAAATATCATTACAATAAACCCTAAGCACTTTGCAAAGGTTGAATTTTACGAGGAGGATTTGGGATGATACCGGAGTTTAGAGCGTATGACGGTGGCTCATTAAATCGTATGTATCAACCGGACGAAGTGATGGTTGGTGGTGGCAACATTTGGATTATTGATGAGGATTCAGTCGCTGGTGACTGGATAGTAAACAACGACCTTCATCTCATGCAGTCAACAGGACTGAAAGATAAGAATGGTCAAGAAATATTTGAAGGGGATATAGTTAGACAAGTACGAACCCAGCCAACGACAGAAAATGAAATAATTATAGGTGTTGTAACCATGCTTGAGGGTGCTTGGTTGATTATGAATGATTGCGAGCAATTAGCTAGCTTTTTGTGGTCAGAGACGGATGAAAATGAGATTATCGGCAACACCTACGAGAACAAGGAGTTACTAGATGCCTGATGTAGAATGGATTATGGAGAATTGCCATATGATGCGAGATAATGGAGTCTGGGCAGGAGAAAAACAGATTTCCTATGCTAGCCCAGATGGTCAATACACATATTACATCAACAAGCGGAAAGATGGAACGTATTACTTACATGGAGCATGTAAGCATTACGGAAGAAATTGAGGTAGAAAAATGAGACCTAAAAAATATCCATATTTAGGAAGAAAGAAAAGGCAAAAAATCTTGTCGCCATTATTTTCTGCACAACCAATTTTTAACGAGATTCCAATCATAGAAGAGGTCAAAGTTGAGCTCGGAGTTGAAGCTAATGTTGGACGTTCATATCCAGAAATGTTAATACATTTAGATATTTCTGGATATGGGAATAGAATACATTCTATACATCGATTTCCTGGTATTTTCCTTACTGTTAGTGAATCAATCCAACTAAAGATGCTTTTCTATAAAAAACTTAGAAATTTTACCACAGATCGTTTTTTGACCTTTAGAGAATCTGATTGGAAGTTCCTTATCAGCGATCTGGTCAACGAATTTGTGCATTAGAAAGTTAATGAGGAGAAGAAAAATGAAATCAAAAAAAATAGGTATTATCATTGGGGCGGTATTTGTAATCGTTGTATCTCCGTTCGTTGTTCAGTACGGATGGAATGAAATTATCACAACGATCGTTCCTGTCAGTAAAATTACAGTTTGGCAAGCATTAGGGATGGATGCATTACTATCTTTCATCTGGCCTGTATTATCTAGCAAAAAAGAATCTGAAGAGGATTATTCGTATACTGTAAAGAGCAGTATTTCGAAAATCATTACATGTGCATTTTTAATTTGGTTAGCTAGTCTATTTATTTAGTGAGATTTGGAGGTAATGGATGACGAAGAAAAAAATAGAGCGTTTGTCAGTTATCCATCGCAGGGAAATCAATTGGCTAAAGTGGTATTTTTTGAGGGATAAGAAAAATCCTCAAAAAACAATCTTGGAACAAAAGATACATGAGGCATTTTTAGAGAATAACATTGAACAGTCTGTATTTTTGGTAAACTTGAAAACTGTAACAGATGAATATATTGAGAAATCAGATAGAAAGATGTTAAAAACGATAAAAGAGGTCTATGTATTTGAAAACATCAACGTGATTGGCGCGTGTCAAAAAATTTTATATCTAAGTCCTAGCCCGGCATACACTTACATCAATAAATGGTTTGATAAGTATTTTGTTTCAACTTACAAGTACATCCCCATATCTAAATAACCGTAAAAATACCCTATCCTATGTATCTATAATCAAGGTACATAGGTTTTTTATTAGGAGGATAATATGGATAATCTGCCAACAAAACCATATCACAGACAGAATACTATTAATCAGTATAATTTGCTGGATTACGATGCCACGCGCGTAGATGGTAAATATAATTTGCCAACTCTTGAACCAGTTGATCATGTGCCTAAAAAGCTACAGGGATTTAACTATGTTTTGAATAAACCTGACTACTCAGCTACTGTACATTTTTTCCTAGATGATTATCAGTTTGAAAGAATTTGGAAACGCCCGGATTTTTACCTAGAAAAACTAGCTAATTTTGATTGTGTACTTACACCAGATTTTAGCCTATATACAGACATGCCAATAGCTATGCAACTTTGGAATACTTATCGCTCAAGACTGATAGGTCAAATGATGCAGAATTGGGGATATACAGTCATACCTACTGTATCTTGGTCAAGCAAAGAAAGCCATGATTTTTGTTTTGATGGTTTGCCAAAACATAGCACAGTGGCCATCAGTACAGTAGGCATAAAACAACGCAAAGAGCGCTTTGAATTGTGGAAAGATGGAGTAGATGCCTTGATTGAAAAGATAGCGCCAAAGCGTATTTTGGTATATGGTGGTGAGGTTGATTATGATTATAAAGGTATCGAGGTAATTTATTTTGGAAATGATACAACAGAAAGGATGGACAAATGGGAGGTAGAGGGGCAAGCTCTGGAATGAGTAACAAAGGAAAAAAGTATGGGACAGAATATAGTACCTTGCACACAGCAGGTAATATAAAATTTGTCACTCAAAATGGTAGTGGTGGACAAGTAGCACCTATGGAAACCATGACCAAAGGTAGGGTATATGTATTAGTTGATAAGCATAAAAACACCTTGAAAAGCATCACATATAATGATACGAATAATAAACGTAGTAAGCAGATAGATTTAGACCATGAACATAAAAAGATGCAGCCCCATACTCACCACGGTTATTTCCATGCCGAATATGAAGTAAGTAAGAAAGGTGCTACAAATCTGACCACTAAAGAGAAGAAGATGGTTGCTAGAGTGATGAAAGAGTGGTATAATTATAATAGAAAGCGCAAGGGATAGTATAGAAGGAGTACACCTTGATAGAGGTAGCCACGGTGCGAATCCGTGTCATTGCGCTGTATCTAGCCCCTTAATTGGGGCTTTTTTTGCGCCTCAAATCAAAAATAACAGTAAAACATCCCCTCTTTTAGCATATAAAATGAAATCATGAGTAGCAATACTTGTGATTTTTTGTTGGAAAGGAGGGGGCGAATGAATGAAAGACAGAGGCGCTTTGCAGATGAGTACATAAAGACAGGAAACGGCTATCAATCAGCAATTAAGGCTGGTTATAGTGAGAGTTATGCCAATAATCGTATTACTGAACTGTTGGGAAATGTTGGGATAAAAGAGTACATAAATAAGCAGATGCAAGAGCTGCATAAGTCAAACATCATGGATGCGACAGAGGCGCTCTATATCCTTTCTGAAATCGCTAGAGGTAAACGAGATGAGGAGGTTTTGATACTTAATCCAACAACAGGAAAAGTAGAGAGACATATCAAAAAAGCAGATAATGCAACAGTTATTAAAGCCATTACTGAAATCTTGAAACGATATCCAACAGCTAAACAATCTGAAAAATTAGAGCTTGAGATTGAGAAATTAAAATCACAGTTGATAGATACACAAATGGAGGATGATACCATCACAATTATTGATAGTTGGGAGGGTGACGATGAAGATAATTGATATTCAAAAAAATGTCAATCCTCATTTCAAGAGTGTTTGGAAATCTAAGAAACCTTACAACATTTTGAAAGGTGGGCGAAACTCATTCAAATCATCAGTTATTACCTTAAAGCTGATTGTCATGATGACCTGGTACATCATAAGGGGTGAAACTGCCAATATTGTCATTATCCGTAAAGTAGCTAATACAATCCGTGATAGCGTATATAACCAAATTCAATGGGGGTTATCGTTGTTTGGTCTAACTAGTCGTTTTAAGATGACAGTCAGCCCATTTAAGATAAGTCATAAAAAGACAGGCTCAACATTTTATTTTTACGGCCTCGATGACTACCAAAAGTTGAAATCCAACAACATTGGGAATATTATTGCGGTTTGGTATGAAGAGGCCGCTGAATTTTCAAGCGCAGAAGAATTTGACCAGACCAACATTACATTTATGCGCCAAAAACATCCACGCGCTCAATTTGTTAAAATCTTTTGGTCATATAACCCTCCTATCAATCCGTACAGTTGGATAAATGAGTGGTATGAGGAAATGAATACGCAAGATAATTACTTATGCCATTCTAGTACTTATCTTGATGATGAGTTAGGATTTGTAAATGATCAGATGTTGGCTGATATTGAGCGTATCAAAAAGAATGACTATGATTATTACAGGTATGTCTATCTAGGTGAGTCAGTTGGTTTAGGGAATAATATCTATAACATGAGTACATTTCATCCGTTAGATGCTTTGCCTAGTGATGATAGACTGATAGGTATATCTTTTGCATTGGACGGTGGGCATCAGCAGTCGGCAACGGCTTGTTGTGCTTTTGGTATCACTGCAAAAGAAAAAGTAATCTTACTTGATACCTGGTATTACTCACCAGCTGGCCAAGTGATAAAGAAAGCACCTAGCCAACTATCACAGGACATCAACGGCTTTATACAATCGGTTGTCAGCAAGTACAGAGTACCTATCTTGCAATATACGATTGATAGCGCAGAGGGAGCATTGAGGAACCAGATGTATCTTGATTTCGGTATTAGATGGCATCCAGTGGCTAAATTGAAGAAAGTGACAATGATTGATACATTCCAATCATTATTAGCACAAGGTCGCTTTTATTACCTTGATACAGAGAATAACAAGGTATTTATTGAAGAACATAAGATGTACAGATGGGATGAAAAGACACTGCAGTCTGACAGCCCAAATGTCATCAAAGATGATGACCATACATGCGATGTTGCCCAGTATTTTATATTAGACAATTCTAAGATACTTGGTTTGCGTGTTGGTAATTCATAAGGAGGGCAACAATGAACTTAATTCAAAAAGTAAAAGACTTTTTCAACCGTGGGAGGTATAACATGGAAACATCAAACCTAAACAGTATCTTGGAGCACCCAAAGGTAGCTGTAACACAATCCGAATTTAACAGGATACAGCTCAATCTAGCTTACTATCAATCTAAATTTGATGATGTGGAGTACATCAACACCGATGGCGACAGAAAGCGTAGAAAGATACAACACTTACCGATTGCACGAACTGCAGCTAAAAAGATTGCCAGCCTTGTTTACAACGAGCAAGCGGCAATTACAGCAGAGGATGAGACACTAAATAATTTTCTTGATAATATGCTAGGCAATGATCGCTTTAACAAAAACTTTGAGCGATATTTAGAGAGTTGTCTGGCTTTGGGTGGGCTTGCTATGAGACCTTATATTGATGGAGATAAGGTTAGAGTGGCATTTATTCAAGCGCCAGTATTTCTGCCATTGCAAAGCAATACACAGGATGTATCAAGTGCTGCAATCCTCACAAAGACAATTAAGTCGGAGAGTAAAAAGAATGTATATTACACGTTAGTTGAGTTTCATGAGTGGGTAACTCAAGATGGTCAAGAGGTAGGGAGTACAAAAGATAAAAACCTATACCGCATCACTAATGAGCTATACAAATCAACATCAGATAGTACGCTGGGTGATCGTGTAAATTTGAGTGAGCTATATCCTGACTTGCAACCAGTAACAACGATACAAGGACTATCACGCCCATTGTTTGTTTATCTCAAGACACCAGGGATGAACAACAAGGACATCAACAGTCCTCTTGGTTTATCTATCTTTGATAACGCCAAGACCACTATTGATTTTATCAATCGCACGTACGATGAATTTATGTGGGAAATTAAAATGGGTCAAAGGCGCGTGATTGTGCCTGAGCAAATAACGCAACTCAAAGTACAAGATATCCACGGTGAAATCAAATTTAAGCGACGTTTTGATACTGACCAAAATGTTTACATGCAAGTAGGAGCAGGCAATATGGATAGTGGTAGCATTATTGACCTTACAACTCCTATCCGCTCATCAGATTATATTTCAGCCATTTCAGAGGGTTTGAAGCTCTTTGAAATGCAGATTGGTGTATCAAGTGGCATGTTTACCTTTGATGGGCAAGGAGTAAAGACAGCAACAGAAATCGTCAGCGAGAACTCAGACACCTATCAAATGCGAAATAGCATTGTTGCACTTGTTGAGCAAGCTATCAAAGAGCTTTGTGTTTCAATGTGTGAACTTGGTAAAGCAGTAGGGGTTTACAGCGGAGAAATTCCAGAGCTTGATGATATTTCAGTTAATTTGGATGATGGTGTATTTACTGATAGGCATGCAGAGCTTGATTACTGGATGAAGATGGTAGCAGCTGGATTTGCGACACAGAAAAGAGGTATTGCTAAAGTATTGAACATCACAAATGAAGAAGCAGAGAAAGAACTTGCTGAAATCAATGGAGAGTTACCACCAGAGAGTGATGCAGAACTGGCTTTGTATGGAAAAACAGAGAAGAAAGCAGAAGAGGGAGAGCTATAAACTGCTATAAATTACAATAAACGACACATAAGGAGTTGAGAATGACTGATAAACGTAAGATGCCAACTCTAAATGATCAGCGATTTTCTTTGCACATGCAGGGCGTGAGTGATATTTACTCTAAAATGCAAATTGAGTTGTTTGATAGCATGATAAAACGACTTAAAGAGCGTGGCAATGCTGACCTTGCAAAAAATCCGTATATATGGCAACTGGAAAAGCTCAACGATATGTACATGCTGAATGAGGAGAACTTAAAGATTATTGTTGAACGTACAGGAATTGCTGAAAGTCTTTTAAGAGAGGTCATTGCTAATGAGGGATTAAAGGTCTATAAGGACACAAAGGAGCAACTAGAGGAAGATTTGAAAAGGGAATCTAGTGGGAAAGTTAGAAATGGTGTAATCGATGCTCTTGAGTCTTATACTCAACAAGCTATAAGTGACCTCAATCTTATCAATTCAACATTACCAGCAAGCATACAGACTGTTTTCAAATCGGTTGTAGAGCAGACAGTAGCACAAGTCGTATCAGGGACTAAAACAAGTGATAGGGCGTTAAATGATACTATCATGAGCTGGCAAAAAAAGGGCTTTACTGGCTTTACTGATAGCGCAGGGAGAGAGTGGCGAGCAGATAGCTATGCCAGAGCAATTATCAAAACGACAACTTACAGGGTTTACAATGATATGCGTACAAGGCCTGCAGAGGAATTAGGGATAGATACTTTTTACTATTCTATCAAGTCGTCTGCTAGAGCTACATGCGCTCCATTGCAAGGTAAGATTGTCACTAAAGGTCAAGGTAGAACAATAAACGGCCTTACTATTCATAGTTTGCTAGATTATGGTTTTGGTACTGCTGGTGGATGTCTAGGTGTCCATTGTGGTCATTATCTTACACCTTTCATTGTAGGAGTAAATGAAATACCAGACTTGCCAGACTATATGAAAGAACTCACGCCAGAACAGGCAGAAGAAAATGCACGCATTGAGGCTAAACAAAGAGCCTTAGAGCGCAATATCAAGCATCATAAAGAAAGATTGCACTATGCAAATACATTGGCTGATGATGACATGATACAAGCTGAGAGGCTAAAAGTTAGATCTTATCAAGGAAAAATAAGAGCTCTTGTCGAACAACACGAATTTTTAAGCCGTGATTACAGTAGAGAAAGAGCATATATCTAATTATCAAGAGGGTTACTAAACAACCCTCTTTTTTTGTGCCTAAAACCGTAAAAAATCCCATTCCATCCAAAGTAAACTGAAATAGTAAATAATATTTTGCTTTTCGGTGGGAGTTGTCCACCTAAAAAGAACTAAGGAGGTACAAATGGCATTTACAACAGAGGAACTACTTAAACTTGGATTGACAGAGGAACAGGCTAAATCAGTCTTTGCCTTGCGAGGAAAAGAGCTCAACGAGGACAAATCAGCCTTGGAAACTATCACCAAAGAGCGAGATAGTTTGAAAGGTCAGTTAGAAAAAGCAGAGGAGCAAGTTGAAAACTTGAAATCGCTTGAAGGTATCAGCGCTAAACAGAAAGAGGCGATTGATGAATTACAGGCTGAATATGACAAGTATAAACAAGAGGCTGCTGATGAACTGGCAAAAACAAATAAGGTGAATGCTATCAACCTTGCTTTGAAAGATACCACAGCACACAATCCATCAACCTTGATGAAGTTTATTGATGTTGATGCCATTGAACTAGATGACAGTGGCAAACCTAAACTAGATGACATCCTCAATGGTCTAAAGGAAAGTGACCCATATCTTTTTAAAGCAGAAGAAGATGGCAAGCCTAACCCAAATATAGTTGCGTTTGGAAATCCAACAGCAACAGACCCAGCACCAGATGCCTTTGAACAGGCATTAGGGCTAACAGAATAAAAAGGAGGAATAGTAGATGTCAATCAATTACATCACAAAACATGAGGGAAAGTTTGAAAAACGCCTTATGCAAGGCTCATTGACTGCCATTCTTGAAACGCCAAAAGTAAATTGGCTCGGTGCAAAATCATTTGAATTGCCAACAATCTCTGTAACAGGATATAAGGCACATACACGCTCTAAGGGTTACAACTCAGGTACAGTATCAAACGATAAAAACGTTTATACTCTTGGATTTGACCGAGACGTTGAGTTTTTCGTTGATACAGCAGATGTTGACGAAACAAACCAAGAGCTTTCAGCTGCTAACATCTCAAATACATTCATTTCAGAACATGCAACACCAGAAGTTGATGCTTACCGTTTTTCTAAAATTGCAACAACTGCCATCAATGGTAGTCATTTCAAGCAAGAGGATAGCATTACGCCAGAGAATGTCTATGGAATTTTGAAAGCGGCTATTTTGCCAATGCGTAAATATGGAGCATCAAACCTTGTCATGTATGTATCTAGCGAGGTAATGGATGCCCTAGAGCGTTCTAAAGACTTTACACGCGCCATAGCTACTACATCACCTCAAGGAATTGACACACGTGTAACATCGCTAGATGGAGTGCAACTTATCGAGGTATGGGATGATGCACGTTTCAAAACTCAATTTGATTTCACAACTGGATTTGTGAAAGCTGGTGGCGGCAAAGATATCAATTTCTTGATCGTGGCTAAGACAGCTATCATTGCTAAGGCCAAATTTAACTCTATCTATCTCTTTGCTCCTGGGCAACACACAGAGGGTGATGGTTACCTATACCAAAACCGTTTGTATCATGATTTGTTTGTCTTGAAATCTCAAGAAGATGGGGTTTACGTTTCACATAAATCAGCATAGGAGGTAGCAGATGAAGAAATACATCAAAGAAAATCAAGTTTATACCGTGCAAGAGGGTAGTGAGCTTGAGGTACAACTTATGGCAGATGGCTTTGAGGAATTGGTGGAAGATGGTAGCGAGCTTGAAACACCAAAAGAAACTAAGGACAAAGGTAAAGAATAATGGCTAAGTATAAAGCAATTAAGAACCTAATTTTAAAGACACCTGGTATTTATGTGATAGAGGGAGAATTTGTTGAGCTTGAACCGAATTATGCCGATCAAGTCAATAAAGACCTCAAGCAAACATTTCCGGATGTCGATGCAGTTTTAGAGCTTGTAGAAGATGTGCCCACACAATTTGAGCAGGCTGAATAAATAAGGGGTGGCAACACCCTTTATTTTTAAGGGAGGTTACGCATGACTTATTTAACACAAGATGAATTTACTAAGCTAGGTTTTGATGAGGTTACAAACTTTGAAAAATTGGCAAGCAGGGCAAAGATAGCGATTGACCTATACACTAACGGTTTTTATCAGAAAGGCATTGACTTTGAAAAAGAAATTGCCTATCGAAAAGATGCTGTTAAGCTTGCTATGGGTTTTCAAATCGCCTATCTCGATGCCTCTGGTATTATGTCAGCTGATGACAAACAGCTAGCCAATAGTGTCTCTATTGGCCGTACATCAATCTCTTATAGCACCTCACAAAGCACATCAGCAGGTCAGCAATTCAATTTGTCTATGGATGCTGAAAATACTTTGAGACAAGCTGGCTTTAGCCTAGTTGTTGGAGTTGCATATGATCGATAAGCGGTTATTAAAAGGGATTGACAAGCGTTTGTTAAAGGATGTCCTAACCATAAAAAAAGTAGCTGATAAAAACGATTATGGAGATGAAGTGTATTCGGAGCCATTGATTATTAAAAATGTACGTTTTGATAGATCAGTGGGGGCATCTGGTAATCGTAACTCAAAATCTGGTACAGGGAATTCAAAATCAAGGCAAAAACAAGGGGTTATATACCTCTATCCATCCCTTTCTTTTGTGACAGCCGATGATAATTGGATGGGTGCAAAAGTAAACGATGGGATAAGAGATTACACAATTAATGGATATCAAACTAACTATTATGATGGTAAGATATTCAGTCAAGAAATTGAGGTGATCTAATGAGTATTGCTATTAAAGTTGACTTGCAAAGAGCCAAACAGAAACTTTCGAGCGAATCCATGACAATGGGAAAGATTGCAGTCGCTAGCAAAATCTTGCTAGATAATGAGCAATATATTCCCTTGAGAGGTGGAGATTTGAGAGCCTCTGGCCGAATCGTTGGACAAGGTGATGCTGTTATCTATGGAACAGTTTATGCTAGAGCGCAATTTTACGGCTCAAACGGTATTGTCACCTTTAGGAGATACACCACTCCGGGAACTGGCAAACGATGGGATCAAGTTGCTACTCGCAATCATGCCGAAGAATGGGCTAGAGAATTTGTGAAAGGGATGGGGCTTTGATGCGAGAGAATGACTTTCAAAATGTACTTTTAAAGCATATCAAGACTTTAAATTTACCAATTCAACCACGCTTTGATTATTTTGAGGATGACAAAGATGACCTGGTTATCAATCAGATACCAGGCGGAAAAGTGGACAGAGAGTATATGGATGGTACACAAGAAGTTTCTTTGCCGTTTGAAATTGCTGTAAAGGCAAAAAAGAACACAGTAGCCAATGACACTATCTGGTTAGTCACATCAGAACTATCAAAGATAGACTTAGTTTTGCCAAGTGACAATAATTCTTATGAATATATGGGAATGGAAGTCAGCAGGCCTGCCATGAAAGGTAAGGATGAGCAAGGCTATTATTATTACACAATTGAAATTGTGGCAAAAATCGTAATAGAGAGGAATAAACAATGACAAGACAAAAAAACGCCCTCCGTGGCCATTTTGTAGCTCCATACAACGGAGGAACTGAACCATCAACAGAAGATGCATGGTTGGAACTTGCTAAATGGATCTCAGACGTATCAGATGATACAGACGAGAAAACAGATGATCAAGCATACTATGACGGTGATGGAGTTGAAGAAACAACCGTGGTCAGTGTAAAAGGTGCTTATACCTTTGAGGGTACTTACGATCCAGACGATAAGGCACAGGCTCTTATTGCTGGGATGAAGTACAAGACAGGGGATGACCGTAAGCTATGGCATAAGGTTGTTTCTTCTGACAAGAAGAAACAATGGGTGGGAGCTGCAACTGCAACAGAAATCAAAGCCGGCTCCGGTGCTGCTTCTGACTTTGAAGCATTTGGATGCAAACTTTCGTTTAACTCAACGCCCAAAGAAACTGGTATTGGGTAATAGCTTTTGGTAAGGGCGGGCATTTAAGCCTTGCCCTTTTTAACAACAGGAAAAGGAGTAGAAACATGACAGATATTCAGATTGAACTAAAACGTACAGGATTTCCGGTAAAGATTGGAGAAGTAGAGCTATGGTTTGATACAAGTCAAGAGAGCTTAATGCGCTTTTATGACATGGAAGAAGAACTAAAACGTCGCCTTGTCCAATATGAATTATATGTGGTATCTGCAAATATCAATAACAAAATTGAGCGTGATGGAGTAACTAAAGAAGTAGTTGCTGGGGCTATTGAATTGGAGAAGAAACAGCTTGAGATTCAATATGATCTTATTTTTGGCGACGGTACATTTGACAAGTTATATTCTGTATATCCAGATTATAACGCCCTAAATAACGCTCTAGAACAGATCGCAATCATGTTGCATGACAAGTTGGAAGAAGTTGCTGAGCAACACAAAACGGTGGTGAAAGAGCGTGCTAGTCACTATTTAAACAAAGGGAAAGCTCCTCAAAATAAGAACAACAAGAAACACAAAAAGAATAAAAAGAAATAGCTAGGTAAAAAATTATGTCTATGAAATTAAATGATGCTTTAATCACAAATTTTTCTATTGCTGATAGGGAGTATGACATAGACCTGTCTTTTAATAAGGTTCTGGATGTCTTTGAAATCTTGAAAGAGGAGGAAATGACGCATCTAGAACAAGCTCAGTTGATTGTCCATTTGCTAACTGGCCAAGAATTATACGACATCAAAGAGGTTGTGGATTGTTGGATTTACATAAAAGAGCATTTTTTAGAAATTGAAAAAGAAACCGTTCAGTATGATTTGTTAGGCAATCCAATGCCAACAGCAAAAGATGAAGAAGAACAAGAAAAATTGATTGATTTTGAACAAGATGCGGAGTACATTTACGCTAGTTTTTTACAAGCCTACGGCATCAATCTTTTAAAGTCTCAAAATAAGTTGACATGGACAGAATTTAAAGCACTTTTAAACGCTTTGCCAGATAACACAATCATGCAACAGATTATAGAAATCCGAGCATGGAAACCAGAATATGGTGGGGATAAGAATAAAATGCGCAAATTACAAGCTAAATATAGTTTAGGAAAGGAGGGAGAAGATAATGGCTGATGGAAAAGTTACCATCGTTGTAGACGTTGATGGCAATAAAGTCAAGGTTCTAAACGATGAGTTAGATAAAACGGCACAGAAAGGTGATAGAGGGAGTAGCTCCCTAAAGAAATTTGCGGTAGGTAGTGCAGTTTTCCAACTTGCCGCTAAAGGCGCTGAACTTTTGGGAGAGGCTTTAGGAAGTGCTATTCAGCGTTTTGATACCCTTGAAAGTTATCCACGAGTGATGAAAGCAATGGGACACAGTACCGAGGATGTAACACGCTCAACTAAAAAGCTTGCTAATGGGATTGAGGGTTTGCCTACGACTTTGAACGAAGTAGTTGGTACAGCTCAACGCCTTACCTCGATTACTGGAGATATAAACAAATCAACAGATTTAACACTTGCTCTTAATAATGCCTTTCTTGCCTCTGGGTCGTCTAGTACTGATGCAAGCCGTGGTTTACAACAGTTCAGTCAGATGTTATCAGCTGGTAAGGTTGATATGCAAAGCTGGAAAACATTACAGGAAACCATGCCCTATGCTTTGCAAAAGACTGCTGAATCATTCGGTTTTGCTGGTCAATCTGCTCAGAATGATTTCTATTCTGCATTAAAAGAGGGGCGTATCACTTTCGACCAATTTTCAAGCAAATTGGTTGAATTGAATGGTGGCGTTGGTGGTTTTGCTGAACTTGCTAAATCTAATAGTAAAGGGATTCAGACATCTTTTGGTAACTTAAAAAATGCGGTTGTTAAGGGAGTAGCTAACACAATCAAAGCCCTTGATGACTTGACAAAGGCAGCAACAGGAAAAACAATTGCTGAAAACTTTGACGCGCTGAAAGTGATTATCAATGCCGCTTTTGGTGTAATTGTCAATGTTATTAAAGCTAGTACGCCTATTTTTCAGGCTTTGTTTAGTATTTTGGGTACTGGAGTTTCTGTGATTTCATTTTTGACACCGGCTATTATCGGTTTAGTTGCTGCTTTGGTAACTATGCGTGCCATCAATCAAGCGGTAAAAACGACTAAGGACTTGATAAGCGCGTGGAAAACATTCAAAACAACAGCCACAGGAGCGATTCAGATCATCAACCTAATGACCGCTGCGCAGGCTACTTGTGGTTCGGTAACAAAAGCTCAAATGGTCGCAAATCTGGCAAATAATGGAGCTTTGACAACGTCTAATTTGCTTTATGGGGTTTTAACTGGTGCTATCAGTTTGGAAACTGCTGCGACTATTGCCGCAACTGCTGCAACTACCGCATTTAAAGCAGCACTGACCGCTTTAACTGGCCCTGTTGGTTGGGTAATTGGTGCTATCGGTTTACTGGTCGGCGCTGGTGTTGCTTTGTGGCAATGGCTAACTGCTGAGAGCGAGGAAACAAAACGCCTTAAATCGGAACAAGAGGAGTTAGTTAAGAGTACGGATCAATTAACGGATTCTGTTAAACAAAGTGCACAAGAACGTCAAAAAAATCTTGAGTCTGTAAAAGGTAATACAGAATCTTACCAAAAATTGGCTGACGAAATTGTCCAACTCTCTCAAAAAACCAATAAAACTGCAGCAGATAAGGGAAATCTCAAGAAAAAGATTGATGCTTTGAATGCCTCTGTTAGTGGCTTGAATCTAGTTTATGACAAAAATACCGATTCTTTGTCTCATAACAGCGACCAAATCAAAGCTCGTATCTCAGCGATGGAGGCAGAATCAACATGGGAGACATCTCAAAAAAATCTGCTTGATATCGAGAAGAAACGCGCTGAAATTGGCGAACAAATGAAATTGATTGCTGAACAACGCAAAAAATGGAATGAAGAGTCCAATGTCAGTGACAGCGCTAGAAAAGAAAAACTGCAAGAACTCAATGACAAGGAAACAGAGCTTAAAAATATTCAAACAGAATTGCAAACTGAGTACGAAAAAACCTCTCAAGTTCAACAGGCGGCATCTGAGGCAATGGCAACAGCTGCTGAAAATGGGTCTAATCGACAAGTTATATCATATGAGAGTATGTCTAAGGCTCAACAAAAAGCGGTTGATGACATGCGTACCAAATACAATGAGTTGCTTGAAACCACAACGAACATGTTTGATCAGATACAAATGAAGTCAGCTATTAGTGTTGATGAAATGATTGCAAATCTCCAAAAAAACCAAGAAGCGGTTAATAATTGGGCAACAAACCTCAATACACTAGCCGAACGCGGAGTAAATGAGGGGATTTTGGCTAAATTGCAACAGATGGGGCCTAAAGGTGGGCTGTACGTTCAAGAACTTGTCAACGCCTCAGATGAAAAATTGGCAACATTGAACGAAGTCTTTACTCAAGGTGGTGAGTCAGCTATGAATGGCTTAACTGCTGGTATGGATACGGGTGCTTTGGGTATCACAGACAAGATCAAGGGCATTGTACAAAGTCAAGTATCGAGTTTGCAAGAGGAAATTGCAGCTGCTGACTTTTCTAGTTTGGGGCAAGAAATCCCCAACGGGGTCAGTCAAGGGATAGAACAAGGAGCTTCTACCGCTGGAGAATCTTCTAAAAACATGGCTAATGATATAAAAGAATCCTTTACAAGTGAAATGGACATCCATTCTCCATCCCGTGTATTTAACGAATATGGAGGTTTTATCACTACTGGGTTAGCTGAGGGGCTAGATAAAGGTACCAATCAACCTGTATCATCTGTTACTAACTTAGCCAATCAGATTAAGAAACCATTTGATAGTTTGCAGAGTGATTTCACATACATTGGTGAAATGGCGATGTCTGGTCTTAATACAGGGCTTTGGAGTGGTTCTAGTTCAGTTATGGCAACAGCTAACTCAATTGCTGAAAGGGTAAAAAACACCATCAAGAGTGCACTAGATATCCATAGTCCATCTCGTGTTATGCGTGATGAAGTTGGACGATTTATCCCTCAAGGTATTGCTGTTGGTATCGATGCGGATGCTGGCGTTGTTAAAAGGACAATGTTGCGATTAAAAGAAAGTATGATGATTGATGCTAGACCAGAAATTGCACTTGGTTTGAACAAGAAACTAGGTGCTCAAGTGACTGTTAAACAAAGTAGCAAGCAGACAATAGCTGAAAAAATCAAGGTCACTATGGACAAATCTAGTGAATTGTTGGAGAAAGCGCTAGATGTCGCAGAAACGGCTGTAAACCGTCCGTCATTCATGTATCTTGATGACGGTACTTTAGTAGCTAAGACAAGTGACAAGTACTCTAGACAACAATCTGAGCAACTAAGACGAGATAACAGAATGAAAGGGATATTGACATGACAAAGATAATGACTTTCAACGGCGTTGATATGTCTAAGTTTTTTCGAATAACCGATATTATCCGCCCGATTGGTAACAAGAGGAGCGTGTCAACCGATAACGCCCCTCTTTTGGGGGTAAATATCCAACAGGTAAAGATTGGTGAAAAAGAGCATACTATCAAGTTTACAATGATGGCGACAGATGGGCGTGCTTTGGAGCAATTAAAACATGAGCTTGCAGACGTTCTAAATGTGCTAGAACCAGTAAAGATTACTTATGGCGATGAGCCAGACAAATACTATATGGGGTTGCCGGTAGATGAGATTACTCCAGAAAATTTGACAAGATGGTTCCAGCGCTCAGAGTTAAAAATAATAATTCCAGACGGTGTAGCACATAGCTCAGCTTATAAGAATTTCAATAGTGATTCAAACGCACAGACTACAACCGATAAAATGGTTTTTGACTTAGTAAACAATGGGACGGTTGAGGCCTTTCCAATTATCAGAGTTAAGCATAATGCTGAAAATGGATATATAGGTCTTGTCAATAATAATACGGCTTTTGAGATGGGAAACCGTGAGGAGGCTGATACTGAAACAGTAAAGCGCTCTGAGGTCTTGCTTGACTTTCGAGGCGACAAAATCGCTCAAGGGTTGACGCAAGCAGTAAAAAATAGCTCAGTGACTAATGGTTCAGAGAATTTAATTGGGACATCGGAGCTAATTACAACAGGCAGTAAGAAACGTGTCAAATTAAGAGAACAGTTTAGCGGAACATATAATAAAAGCTATTCAACAGGCTTATCATGGGAGATACCAGCTGACTCAACAGGTCAAAAAGGCTCTCTAAATGATTATATTTTTTGTAAATTAGTCTATCAACTTGAGTCAATAGCTCAATGTGGCTTTATCAAGGTGGCTGTATCAGATACAGCAGGTCAGTTTTTGTATGGGGTTGAAACTTACAAGAGATATAACGGTCTATATTGTGGATTTAATGTCTTTGCCACTAATAATAACGGAGATTATAACTTTCTCAATACTTTGGATTTTGATTCATCTAGCGATAGCAATAGAAATCCTTTTACATTATCAAGAGGACAGTTTGAAATTAAGCGAAATGATGAGAAAATCCAAGTTTACTACAACGGTTCATACTATAATTTTGTCGTCCCTGAAATCAGGGGCAAAAAGTCAGCTAAAATCCATGTCACGATAGGCGCTTTTCACGGAAAGCCAATCATCCCTCACTTATATCTTGACGAGTTGATGTATCGTAAGGACTTTGTGCAAGCATCAAGAGACATTCCTAATCGCTATCCTATCGGTTCAAATGTTGTAATTAACAGTGAAGATGATACGGTCTATATTGACGGAATCGCTAAAGCTGAAGAGGTTGTCGATGGCTCACAATGGCTATCTATACCGCCTGGAAATTCTAAACTTGAGATGTATTTTTCAAGTTTTATAAAGAAAAAACCAACCGTGACAATCGAATTTGAAGAAAGGTGGCTATAATGCTTTTAACAATTCATGATGCAAACTTACAAAAGGTTGCTTTTGTTGATAACCGCAAACAAAGTACACTTAATTATTATGGTGATACATGGAATAGAAGCTTACCAACAGGATCATCTACTTTTGAATTTACTGTATTTAAAAAGGCTATTAAGTCAGACACTCCAACCCAAAAAGCCTATTCTTATCTGAATGAACGGGCGTGGGTATCTTTCAAATATCATGGCAAGAGCTTTATTTTCAACGTTATGCAGGTTGAAGAAAATGAGCAGACAATTAAATGTTATTGCGAAAACCTCAATCTTGAGCTTATCAATGAGATAACCAACCCTTACAAGGCTACAAAGGCTATGAGCTTTGCTGAATATTGTGAGGCTATGGGCTTGTTAAACTATACTCACCTATCCATCGGCATCAATGAAATTTCAGATTACAAGCGTACTCTGGAATGGGAGGGGCAAGAAACCAAACTAGCCCGTCTATTAAGCCTAGCCAAACGATTTGATGCAGAGATTGAATTTGATACACAGTTAAATGCTGACAGTACAATTAAGAAATTCTCTATCAATATCTATCATGAAAACGATGACAACCATCAAGGCGTAGGCCGTATCAGAAACGATATACAGTTAAAATATGGCAAAAATATCAATTCTATTACTAGAAAAGTTGATAAAACTGGCATTTTTAACTCAATCAAACCAACAGGAAAAAGACGAGTTAAAAATAATAAAGGTGAGGAAGTTGAAGAAGTTGTTACAATAAGTGGTCTTGACGAGTGGAAAAAGTACAACAAGGATGGAATTTGTGAATTTTATCAATTAGGGGCTCATCTTGTTGCACCTATCTCTATGCAGCTATATCCATCAACATTCACAAATTCAACAGGTGAACTAGACCAGTACACAAGAAAAGATTTTTCTTACGATACTGACAACCCTAAAGAATTAAGACGTTTGGCATACAATGAACTGAAAAAACATTGTTATCCAGCAATCACTTATGAAGTCGATGGCTTTGTCGATGTTGAAATCGGCGATACAGTCAAAATTCATGATTCAGGATTCAATCCTTTGCTGGTAGTTCAAGCGCGAGTTACTGAACAGAAAATCAGCTTTTCAAATCCAGCAAGCAACAAAACAGTATTTTCGAACTTTAAAGCCTTCGAAAATCAGTTATCAGACGGAATACAAGAGGCTCTTGAGCGCTTATTTGAGCAGTCTAAACCTTACATCATCAAGCTATCTACTAGTAATGGTATCATTTTTAAAAATCAAACTGGAGAAAGCATTATCACTCCTACACTTTACAAGGGTGGTAAGTTGATAACAGCTGGAGTTACTTGGAGATGGTCTTTAAATGGGATTGTAACAACTGGTCAGACATACACAGCTAGAGGTAGAGATGTTTCTGGCGTAATCACATTGACTGTTGCAGCTTACATTGATAATGAAGAAGTCGCAGTAGATGAAATTTCTCTAGTAAATGTATCAGACGGCTTAAATGGCCCTAAAGGAGACAAAGGTGACCCAGGCAAGGACGGTGTTGCTGGTAAGAATGGTGTGGGCTTGCATTCCACTGTAATCACTTATGCACCATCTACCTCAGGAACTAACGCTCCAAACTCTGGATGGGCAAGTTCTGTTCCAGTTATTCAAGCTGGACAATATCTTTGGACTAAAACAACTTGGAATTACACAGACAACACCTCTGAGACAGGCTACTCAGTAGCTAGGATTGGTAGAGACGGAAATACTGGTAGAGATGGTGTCGCTGGCAAGGACGGCGTTGGCATTCGTGCAACAGCCGTAGTTTATGCTAGTTCCACATCAGGAACTGTTCCACCATCTAGTGGATGGGCATCTCAAATCCCTAGCGTACCAGCTGGGCAGTATTTGTGGACTAAAACAACCTGGAGCTACACAGATAACACCTCTGAGACAGGTTTTTCTGTTGCAAAAATGGGTGAAACTGGCCAAAAAGGAGATAGAGGAGAGCCAGGACCTAGAGGTCCTCAAGGTGAACGTGGTCAACAAGGTTTGCCTGGTCTCCAAGGTTTACAAGGTCCAAAAGGTGACCAAGGTATCCCTGGTCCTAAAGGCGCTGACGGCCGTACAAAGTACACTCACATTGCCTACGCCGATACTATCTCAGGGAGTGGATTTAGCCAGACAAACGCCGACAAGGCCTATATAGGGGTATATGTTGATTTCAACTCAACTGACAGCGTCAACCCTGCTGACTATCGCTGGACGAGATGGCGTGGTCGCGATGGTGCCGATGGACTACCAGGTAAAGCTGGAGCAGATGGAAGAACACCTTATGTTCACTTTGCGTACTCTGACAATGCGGATGGTTCTGGTTTGACAATGACAGATAATGTACAGCGCTATTTTGGTCATTATTCAGACTATGAAAAAACCGATAGCTCAGATAAAACGAAGTACAAATGGGCTGATCGTTGGGCTAAAGTTGAGGTTGGTTCACAGAACAGGTTTGTTCAAAACACTTCTGTTGCAGGGTATTTAGGGAATGCTGGGGTTGTTTACGCAGCTAATACCGTGAACAAGGAAAGAACGTCCGATTTTATTGAAATCGATGGAGCATCCAATCTCATCTATCAGCTTTGGGTAACTATCCCTGCTGGAGGAATGCCTTGGCATGCTTGGCAATTTTACGATTCTAATAAATCACTTATCGGAACTCGACTTACAGGTAAGGACAGTTATACTGTTCGTTCTCAAAAGTGGCATATCGTCAATAATATTACAGTACCAGCTACTGCTAAATTTATTAGACTATCTGCTAGAACTTACGAAGACGCTAAAATTAAATTAGAGATAGGCACTATCCCCACAGACTGGTCTCCATCTCCTGAAGATATTCAGAGAGACATTGACTCTAAAGCTGATCAAGGGCTGACTCAGGAACAAATCAATGCGCTAAATGAAAAGACTGGGATTATTCAAGCTGAGCTTGAGGCTAAGGCTAGCGCTGACACACTTGATAATTGGATAAAGGCTTACAAGGACTTTGTCAAGGCCAACGAGACAGCGAGGGCGCAAGCTGAGAAAGATTTGATTTCAGCTAGTCAGCGTGTTTCTAACATTGCTAAGGATCTTGGAGAATTATCTGACCGCTGGAATTTCATCGATAGCTATATGAGCTCATCTAATGAGGGTCTTGTCATTGGTAAGAATGACGGTAGTTCTAGCATGATGTTCAACCCTAACGGACGCATCTCAATGTATTCAGCAGGGGTAGAGGTTATGTATATTTCTCAAGGTGTAATCCACATCGAGAACGGTATTTTCTCTAAAACTATCCAGATAGGACGCTTTAGAGAAGAGCAGTATCACATTAACCCAGATATGAACGTAATTAGATATGCAGGAGGTGCTTAATGGCTGATTTTTGGTCAAATACTAATAGAGGTTATCGTATAAGATTGTGGATAGATCAAACCTCGCAGAGCATTGAAGACAATAGCAGTCAAGTCAGGGTTAGACTTGCCTTGTTAAATACTTTTACGACTTTCGCAGAATACAACTGTACTGCTTCGGTGACTATTGATGGACAGATTATCAACTGGTCAGGACGTCCATCAATGCTTAGTCAAAATCAGGTAATCATGCTAATTGACCGAACTGTCACAGTCGGCCATAACGCAGACGGAACCAAGACATTTAATTTGTCCGCTAGCTTTTCAGGGAGTGGTGGATGGTCTCCTGGTGATCTAAATATTGATGGTAACTCGTTTACTTTGACAACAATCCCAAGATCTAGCTCTGTGAGCGTGAGCACTGGGGTCATTGGCAATGCGGTTACTATCAACATTAACCGTCAAAGTTCCAGTTTTAAGCATACAGTGCGCTATGCCTGGGCTGGTAAGAGTGGAACGATTGCGACGAATGTAGACACATCCACAGCGTGGATGATCCCTCTTGACTTCGCAAACGACATCCCCAACTCAGCGAGTGGGACAGGGACTATCTACGTTGATACGTATTCAGGCTCTACCAAGACAGGCACACAGTCAGCCACATTCACGGCAAGCGTGCCAGATAATCTCAAGCCTACATTTTCAGGTATCACATTGTCAGATTTGAACTCTGCAGCACAGAACCTTATCCCAAGCGGTAACATGTTCATTCAGGTAATCTCTAACATCAAAGTAGCGTTTAATGGTGCAGTTGGTTCTTACGGCTCATCCATCACTGGATACTATGCTGAGATTGTCGGCAAGAACCAATCCACAAGCTCAAACGGTGGCAGTCTTGGCATTATGAACTACCACGGAGCTATCAAAATCAGAGCAAGAGTCTCTGATAGCCGTGGCAGATGGTCAGATACTAGAGAGGTATCTGTAACAGTGCTTGAGTATTTTGCTCCTGCTTTGAGTTTTGGCATAGCAAGAACAGGCTCAACATCTAGCACCCTAACAGCTACAAGAAATGCCAAAATCGCCCCTCTGACAGTGGCAGGAAGTCAAAAAAACTCAATGAGATTGACATTCAAGGTTGCTCGGTTAGGTACTACTAATTTTCAAGCGGATACAGGACAAGCTACTGGAGCATGGACAAGTATCTCAAGTCTAGTCAATTCACAAGCTAACCTTGCTGGGAACTATCTAGCAAATCAGTCCTGGGTTGTGATCGGCACGCTTGAGGACAAATTCACACGGACTGATTTCATGGTCAATGTGGCCACAGAGAGCGTGGTTTTGTCTTATGACCGCTCTGGCGTGGGCGTCAATAAAATTCGTGAGCAAGGCGCTCTTGATGTTAAGGGTGACATCTACGCTAATAATCAGCCTATCCAACAGTATCAAATCACTGACAATAATGGATGTGGGAAGATCATCAAACAGGATTTTAATTCCATGAAAAATACTGGCTTTTGGTGGATAGACGGAAACTCTCAAAATAATCCATTTGGGGCTTGGGGGATGTTGGAGGTCTTCAGACCTAACCCTAACTCTCAGGAATGTATCCAACGCTTCACAACATCTTTAGGATATATGGCAGTTAGGGAGAATGGTTTTGATAACAACTGGAGGCCATGGCGCTACCTAGTGCAACAATCAAAATCCACTAACAATTCTGATTATGTAGCTCTGCTAAAATCAGAAAGCGATCCGACTTCTTGGCGAAACATAACTCTACAAAATGGGTGGCAACATCATCAGCAGTACAATGATGTACAATATTCAAAGTCGTTCGATGGAGTGGTGTACTTGCGTGGAGTTGCGACGAAAGGGAAGACAGCTTATGGAACGGTTATAGCTCAATTACCAGTGGGATTTAGACCGTTACATTCAACTTACGTTTTTGCGCTCAACGATGATTTTACAATCGCAGTTTTATGTATTTTAACATCGGGAGAAATAGTTGTAAGAAAGAACGTTGACGCTACATGGCTCAACTTTGATAACGTATCATTTAAAATATAACAATCGTAAAAAATCCCTAATTATTAACGGATAATTAATTTATAAAGGAGGAAATGACAATGCTAAAAGTCACTAAAACACGTCAGCTAGTAGCTGAATTTTTCGCACAAGATGGCGACCAACAAAAATTGGTCAAAACTACTGTAGTCAACACAGACAATGAAGCTGTTTCAACAACATCTGAAACACTGCATGACCCGGATTTGTACGCTAAAAATCGTAGTAGCATGCGTAAACATGAACAAGAGTTGCGAGAAATGCGCTATAAGATTGAAGATGCAATTTTGGCAGAGCTGGAAACAGATGAACATAAAGAGTAGGAGGTGTGTATGCCAGAATACGAGCATTTAATTGTGCAAATTTTTCTCACTCTAATTCCTGTCATCGGTCTTTACTTCTCTATGAAAGATAAAGCTACCAAGCAAGAAAATCGTCTCACGATTTTAGAGAAAGACATTGAAAATCTGCATGAATTCAAGACATCGGCCAACAAACGGCTAGATAACCACGACGAGCAAAACAAAGCTATACTCGTTCTAGCTGAGCAGGTTAAGTCACTTGGCGAGGACGTGAGAGAATTAAAAAACCTAATTCAGAACAAACAATAAAAAAGGAGAATAAACATGATTAACTGGAAAGTACGATTTAGCTTTAAAAATAAAACATTCTTATTGCGAGTGGCATTCGCACTAGCTTTGCCAATTCTCGCATATTTCAATCTCAAAATGGAAGATTTGGTTAGTTGGGGAGTTATCTTTGACTTGCTTGGTAAATTCTTTGCGAACCCTTATCTTCTTGGTTTGACGATTGTAAATATCCTAAATATCATTCCAGACCCCACAACATCAGGAATCTCTGATAGCAAACGTGCTCTTGACTATAAAGAACCAAGCGAAGACTAGGAGAAAACAATGAAGAAAAACGACTTATTCATCGACGTATCTAGCCACAATGGATACGATATTACAGGTATTTTGGCTGATATGGGTACACAGAATACTATTATCAAAATTTCTGAAAGTACAAGCTATATCAACCCTTGCTTATCCGCACAAGTGGAACAATCAAATCCTATCGGGTTTTATCACTTTGCTTGGTTTGGTGGAGACGTAGACGAGGCAGAAAGAGAGGCACGCTACTTCCTTGATAATGTACCTCAAAAAGTAAAATACTTGTGTCTTGATTACGAAGATCACGCTAGCGGAGATAAACAGGCAAATACAGATGCATGTATTCGCTTTATGGAAATCCTCAAAGAAAATGGCTATGAGCCAATCTATTACAGCTACAAGCCATTCACGCTCAATAATATCTATTATGAGCAGATTCTTGCAAAATTCCCAAATAGTCTTTGGATTGCTGGATATGGGCTAAACGATGGTACAGCTGACTTTGACTATTTCCCAAGCATGGACGGCATTCGCTGGTGGCAATACACTTCAAATCCGTTTGACAAGAATATTGTATTGTTAGATGATAGCGAAGAAGATATTTTAATCAGCAAAAACACCTCTAAAAGCCTTGATACCGTAGCAAATGAGGTCATTCAAGGTATTTGGGGCAACGGACAGGAACGTTTCGACAACTTAACAAATGCCGGATATAATGCGCAAGCAGTTCAAGATAGAGTTAACGCTATTTTAAATGACGAAACACCAGGCAATAGCGCTAGTTCAGACCTTGACAGCGTAGCACAAGAAGTATTACAGGGTTTGTGGGGCAATGGGCAAGAACGTTTCGACAAACTAGAAAATGCCGGTTACGACGCTCAAGCTGTACAAGATAAAGTGAATAGTCTTTTAGGTGGCGAAGACACCGTGGATCTTAATACCGTAGCAAACGAGGTCATACAAGGCCTTTGGGGCAATGGACAAGAACGCTATGACAATTTAACGAGCGCTGGTTATGACGCACAAGCGGTTCAAAATCGAGTGAATGAATTGCTTTCTTAACGAACTCACTAAAAACCTGTATAAATCAAAAATAGATTACACAAAACCGCAGGCAATACCCCGCGGTTTTATTGTTTGCTCAAAAGGGGCAAAAAAGGGGCGAAAGTGTCGTAAATCTCTGTAAAATGATGTAAAAACATTTATTTAAAAGCTCAAAATATAGCTGTTTTAAAAGGTATTGTAAGATATAGAAAAATAATGTAAAGGTATTTGTAAAAGTAGATGGATTCTAATAGAAAAACGAACAGTTTTACTAGCTGTTCGTTTTTTTGATATTTGAACTTAGACTCAGGTTTCAGAATCGTTTTGTTGCTTGCTTTTTTCTAGACCTAGACCGACTGCATGTTTTTGGACGAGCAAGAGCTGTCCATTGTCCTGTTTTGCAAAAGTTAAGGTAACAGTCTTAGTCTTGTCTCCAATAGAGATATAGGTGATTTTTTTCGTATTGTAACCCCCAAGAGTGAAGTCAAACTCGGAATCTGGCTTTCCGTGTTTGTTGATAATATCCTCGTAGTTGGTACCACCTTTTCCTTTGTTGTCAAGGTCACCTTCGATTAAGGCGTCGAACTGTTCTT